TTTTTCGTATCGTATGCTAATTGTAGGTCTATCTTTTCATGCACACATCCACTGGTAAATATTTTTTCTATAACCCTAGATGACTCTACTCTACCTTTAACAAATAAAAATTGCACATGCGGATAGTCTTGTATTAAAGATCTAACTCTGTTAAATATAAATTCTGGAGTGGCTTTTATCCTTTTGGATATATGTTTTAAGAAAGGAAAACTTAGAGAGTTAGTTAAAGTATCTTCTACTAAAACTACTAAATAAGCCTCAGCTTCTTTTGCTCTTTCTATCTCATTGATAAAACGTTCGTAGCCGCCGCTAATAGTTCCTATAAAGTCTGCAAGGTTCTTACGCTCGATATAACAATTACAGGTCGCCTCTTTATCACTAAATGTATAATCCCCAAACTTTAAAGTCTTGATTTCTACTTGACGGTCTTTAAACTTCAATGGTTTTTGTTCTCTGGTATCTACGTAAATTTTATATTGTGGATCTTTCCATTTTGCGCCTTCGACTATTTCTACCGGAGAAACAAATTTAGTCTTCAATCCTAGATTTTCACAAAACTCATTATAAGAACCAAAAAGCTGATCGTGATATTGAATGGGTGGGCTCATGATAGTTCTTAACTCTACTTGAGTTGGAGCGTATTGTATGCCTTTTCTCTCTATTCTTTTTTTCATCAAAGAAGAGCAATACTCTTTAGCTTCATCTTCCGGCTTACTTTTCATCCACATACGTAGATTAGTTCTAGAGTTAAAGTCCGTACTTAAGTATTGAGCTTTGTTTTTAAATTTAATTATTTTGCCATCGTACAAGTCATGCCTAGGGTAGTACTGTTGGTAGTACTCAATCATCGTCAACTTGTGAGCCTTTAAGTGAGCGTGAAGTTGTCGTTCTGTTTCGAATTCTTTGTTACAGACTTTACAGGTAATCATAACTAATTTAAAGCCTCATCTTCAGTAAGCCCCATGATTCTCGCTTTAACTTCGTCCATTCCAGAGAGTTTTTCGATTTCACCTTTAAGGGTCTTTTTGCGCAACTCGGTTAATTGAAGAAGCTGTTTTCTACTCTCTTCCTCTTTCCACATCTCAACCAAGTTTAAAATGCTTGCGTTTTCTTGAAGCTGTTTCTTAAGTTTATCGCTACGTTTTTCTTTTAAGCTTTCTAAAAGTTTGTTTTGTCGATTAACGCATTGATTGTATTCTGTTTGTGCTGTATTGATGGCCTCTACTAGAGCCATAGAAATCCTACGACCTTCTGAATCGTTGGCGGTGTCATCCAGTAAGTCTTGCAAGTGTTCTACTCTGTGTTGAATGTTAGAGGCGATCACAACCTCTGTAGATAACACTATGTACTGATCCACTTCTTCTTCTGTTAAATCGTTCTTATCATAAGCGTATCTAACGAAACTACTTTCGAATAGCTCTCTATCTGTAGCGGTACCATAGCTGTTGATTTGGTGCTGGAATCTATATGTATGCAAGAAACCAATTAAAGCTTGAACATCTTTTTTTTGTTTAATGTTTAGTTTAGCTTTATTGATTCCATTGTGCATGTACTTATTGATTCTCGCCACAGATTGATCAAACGTTTTTGGTGGTTTATATTTTTCAGTAGCCACCTCGTTAGTGTTTTCGTAAGGTTCAATATTTCCTTCGTTTTGCCTTACAACCTCAAGTACGGCTCGAGTCTCTTGGTTTAAATTAGTTAGAGTTTCGTCTTTGAATATTACTCTAGCCATTTCCATAGGTTTCATCATGGCCATATTGTTTAATATGAATTCTATGTCTTCTTCGCTAAATTCTATTTTCTTCTTAGGCTGGTAGTTTTGTGCTCCTTTAGCTTTGATTTCTCTAGTGGCTAGAAACTGCTTTACCGCTCTACCCTCTTTGCTTCTGCCGTCTTTATCTTCGAAACCGGCAGCCCTGATTAACTCTAAAAGCGAAGGGGGATTGTTAGGTCTTGAATTCCATTCGTTCAAGACCTTTGCTTTCTGCTCTTCGGATAAAAAAACTTCTTCTTCCATAAGATTAAAATATATCTATCTCATCGTTATTTAAAAACTTCTTAACTTTGGTAATTATAGATTTTTTTAAATTCTTTATTTGTTTGTATCCGGGGCTTCTGTTCTTTTCGCTGGTCTTGTAACCCATTTTCTTTGCTGCTTGTTCTTCACTTAAATGCTGAATATACAAATATTCATAAACTAGCCACTCATTGGCTTTTAAAACTGACTTCATTTTTTTATGAAGCTTTTCTGATGCGCTATCTATATCAAACGATGCTTGATTTTGTATCGTTGACACTTCTTGAGGGTGATTCTCTAAGGCTATGGGTAGTTTAGTATCGTATGC